CACACGCCCCGCTTGCCTTCGCCCATCATCCGAATGAGTTGAGCGCCGGCCTGGGCGGCGGAACGGCGGACTTCCTGCGGGTTCGTGACCGACCCGTAGAAATTGAAGTTCAGCGTCGAAGGCCCATCGGCTTCCGCCCGATGCCCGCGCCCCAGCGCCGACAGGTCCGGTTCGATCCGGCCCGCCGTCGAAGGAATGAACAGCTCCGGTCGCTTTTCTCCGACGATGTAGGGCGTATTCGCCAGCACCGGCCCACCCGACAGGCGACCGAAGATCGTGCTGAAAATTGACGAGAACAGCCCCCCGCCACCGCCGCCGCCGCCGAATGCGTTGCCGAACGCATTGAACAGCAGGTCCGAGAGACTGCCCGCGATATTCTCTAGCGCCCGATTGCCGACGCCTTCGAACCACTTCTGGAAGAAGCCCTTCAGGTCGCCGCTTAGCGCCGCCTTGATCCCGTCCGTGAAGGTGCGTCGGAACGCTTCCTGTAGGTCGTTCTGCGTTTCCCTTCCTGCCGCGCTCGAGCCGTCATTATCCGCGCCGCCGTCGCTCGCCGGGGCGGTGACGACGATCTGGGGGAGGCGCACGTCGGCTTCGCCCAAGCCACGGAAGGCGCTGGACACTTGCCCGATCCCCGCCAGCACGGGCGACACGAATTCGGGCAGGTAGCGGACGGCGTGACGGGCGATCCCATCAAACAGGTCCGGAATGTAGGAGTGACCGACAACCGCATCATAGAGGTTGAAGAAAGCATTCTTGATCCAGTCGATCTTCGACTTCACGCTATCCCAGATCGCGCCCAGCCGTCCGACCATCCAATCGCGCACGCCCGTAACAAGACGTTCCACTGCGGCCATGGCTTCGGGTGCGAGCGCGCGAAGGATTGCCAGGATGCCGTTGACCGCGTTGACGACGAACGACTTCGCCGCTTCCCACGCGCCCCGGAAGTCGCCGGATAGCAGCGCTGCGACGAAGCGGAGCGCGTCGCCGATCAGTTTGAAGGCACCTTCGACCGCCGTCACAAGCGCGGTCAGAATGCGGATCAGCACCGTGCCGAGAATTTCGCCATAGGCCGCCGCGAACTGGCCGAGGATGCCCATGACGACGCGGATCGCCTCGCCGAAGGGACCGTTCCACAGGTCCGTCAGGACGGCTTTCACCGTGCCGATCAGCGACGCGAGCGCAGGCCCCAGCGTCGCCTGGACTTGCGCCCACAGCCGTTGCAGCACCGGCGCGATCTTGTCCCAGTTGGCATGGATCAGCGCGCCGGCCGCCGCGACGGCCGCAATCACCGGGAGCGCCGGCGCGATCACCGTGCCCAGTGCGCCGAACGCGCCCGCCAGCCCGGCTTCGCCGATCAACGCCACCACGGGTGCGAAGACCGGAAGCAGCGCGCCGATGGCCGAAACGACTTGGCCCAGCACGAGCAGGACAGGACCGCCAGCCGCCGCCACCGCCGCCGCGCTGACGATAAACGTCTGCATTCCGTCGGGCAGGCCGGAAAACGCATCGAGAAGCCCGGCCAGTTTGGTAATCAGCGGCGTCAAGACGGGGAGCAGCTTGGTCCCGACGGTGACTTGCAGTTCCTGAAATGCTGCCTGCGCGGTCCTGATCTGATTGGCCGTGTTGCCGCTGGTCCGCGCCACGTCGCCTTGCGCGTTGGTCGTGTTTTCCAGGATCAGGGCATAACGCGCCATGATCTTGTCTTGTTCGCTTAGTTCGCCGCCCAGGCTTCCCAGCCCCAGTTCCAGCGCTTTCGCTTCCACCGCCGCCGCGCTTAGGAACACGCCGAAGTCGCGTAGCGGTTCAGCTTCGCCGGAAAGGCCCGAACGCAGCTTTTGCAGCGCGTCGCTTTCGGACACGTTGTAGAACGATGCCAGGTCTTGCGCGAGAACGGCGAACGTCCTCGACATTTCAGCCGCTTCGCGACGCGTCGGCGCGGCCTGATTGAAGAAGATGCCGAAGGTATTGGCGGCTTCCTGGATGGCTTGCGTGGACCGCCCCATGGCGTCGCCGGTCGCTTCCGCCCAGGCGTTCATTTCGTCCGCCATGTCGCCGAACGTCTGATCGAACGAACCTTGCAATTCCGCGGCATCGGACGCCGCTTTGAATGAGGCCGCACCGAAAGCGACAAGCGGCGCGGTAATCGCCAGGGACATGCCCTTACCGATCCCGGTCATGCGATCCCCGATCGCCTGAAGCCGCTTACCGGCGGCGTTCAGCGACCGTTGCGCTTGAGACAGCCCGCTTTCCCAAGCCGCCGTGTCGATCCCGAGCGTGACGCGAAGTGCGCCGATAACCGATCCGGTCATGCGCCGTTGCTCCCGCCCGTGGTCCCGGTCGATAGCGCCGCCCAGGCATCCATTGCCGCGATCATTTCATCCGCCGATTGCGCGGCGGGCGCCGCGCGTTCGGCGCGGCCCAGCACCTTGTTCAGCGACGGCAACCGCTTCTGGCGCGCGAAGAATTCGACATGCCACGCCAGGGAAAGCGCGCGATCCGCTTCGATCTTCCGCCGCTCGACATATCCCGCCAGCGCGGCGTCCAGCCGCCGGGGTGTTTGCCGCCAGAAGGTTTCGGGATCGAACCCGGCCTCGCACCACAGACTAAGGAATTCTTCCCAGTCCAGGGCGCGGGCCTCAACGTCGCGGGCGCGCGGGCGTCCCCTTCTTCGGCGCCGGGAACGCGGCGTTCACGGCGACGCCCAGCTTGTTCGCTGCGTCTTCGAAGCCGAGCGCGTCGATTACGTCCCCGGCTTCTTCCGACGTGATCGCCGGATCGGCGCCGCGAAGGCCCGCCCAGAAGCAGTCGCGAAGGAAGGTCATTTTCGGCGACGCCTTCAGCGTCTCGATGATCTCGCCCATGCCGATCCCGGTCTTGTCTTCCAGGTCGCAAAAGGCGTTCACGGAAAAGCGGAGCGTGCGGACCTTGCCGAGCGCTTCGAACGTCACCCCGTCGTTAGCAGCCATGTCGCCCCCCTTACGCAGCGGTGATCGAGCCGGACGCCTTGATCGTCAGGACGGCCGTCAGCTTGTCGTCGATCACTACGTCGTCTTTCTCGTAACCCGTGACGAGGCAGGTTCCGCTGTAGGTCCGCGTCCCGCCGCCCGTCGTCGGGACGACGATCTGGAAGGCGCGCGGCGTGCGCGCGGCAAGCTGCGCTTCCAGAAGCGTGTCGCTGCCGGAACCGGGGTTCCAGTTGATCCGAACGGACCCTTCGCCGCTGTCGATCAGCCCCGCGATGAATTCGCGGATCGCGCCGGTCGAACCGTGCGTGGTCGTGTCGATCGTCTCGACCGTTGCGCTGGGCGGCGTCACGGAAAGAACGTCCGCCACCTGGACCAGCGACGATCCGTTGTGCAGCCAGAATTGCGCGCCGAAACCGTGCGTGCCGGCCATGGCATTTCTCCTTTTGCGAGAGTGTCAGGGAAGCGCCGCCGTCAGGCGGCGGGGGAAAACCACACGAAGAAGTCCATCGAAACGCGGTGCGCCTTCCGCCCGCCGCCAACGTCTTCGATCATCGGTCCGCGCTCGGCTTCCAGAAGCGAGGGCGTGAAGCGGATCGAACCTTGCGTGCCGCCGGCTTCAAGCGTGTCGCGGATCGCGCGCGCCAGCGCTTTCGCCTGGGCGAAGGTCGTGCCGTAGCAATCGACCTGAACGCGCGGATTGCCGAGCGCGTCGGGGGAGCCGTGGACATAGCCCCGACCCGGCGACACGATCAGCAGCGTGAAACCCGGCAGCGGTTCCTTCTGGGGGCGTTCGCCCCAGTTGCCTCGCGAGCCGGCCAGCGCCGCGACGGGTGCCGACGCCAGAAGCAGCGCGATCAGCGCTTCTTCCATCATGCACCCCCTGAACCCGCTTTCGCCGCACGACGCGCGGCTTTTCGCGCCAGCCGAGCGGCCGCACGATCTATCTCTTGCCCGAGCTCCGTCTTGATAGTGCCCAAGGCATCTTCACGGTTCGCGTCCCATGCGGGGCGCAGGAACGGCTGCGGCGCTTGATGTTCATTCCCGAACTCATTTTGGACGCCGGCCGGGTCAGCGACGCCGACATGGACTTCCTGATAGGACTTGCCCGCCCGCCGCGCTTGCGCCGCTTGCCTACGGGTGAGCCGGGTTCCCGACGAAACGTCGCGCTTCAGGTGCCCGGTCAATGAAGGAGCATTCGCGGCGGCCCCTTCCTCGATAGGGTTCGCCGCCTTCAGCAGCGTCCGCTTCAGGACGTTCTTTCCCGTCGCCTTGGGAAGTTGCGCCAGCGCCGCTTCCAGCTCGCGGAAGCCTTCAAGCCGAACCTTGGTGCGCGCCACCGGCCGCCTCGACTTCCGCCGCCAGCGGCTTCGCCACCTTCGGCTTCGGCGCGCTCGCCTTGCGCGCCTTCGAAGCACGCTTCGGCTTGATCCCGTCGGGTTCGATCAGCCCGGCAGCGATCAGCGGCGCGGCGTGTTCGTCGGGCAAGCCGTAAACGTCCCCCGGCTTCTTCGCCCACGCTGTTCCATAGGCATTGCCATGCGGCGCCTTCACGCGAACCTTCATGCGTCCAGCCCTTCTTCCGAGTATGCGACCGCGACAATTTCGATCACCGCGCGCCGGACGGGCTCCGTCACGCCGACGATACGGTAGTCCCGCCCTTCGCAGATCAGCCGGTCCAGTGGCGTGATGGAAGCCGCGCGTTCAAGCCACCGGACCCGGAAGACCGTTTCGACTTGCGCCGCCGTCTGTCCCGCCTTCCACGCTTCCGTCGGGCGTTGCTGGACCTGTTCAGCCCAGAAGGTGCCAATGTCGGTCCACGTCTCGACGGGTTCGTTCATGTCGTTGCGCGAGGGGGCGCCGCGACGCTGAGCGGTGATCCGACGGTCCAGCTGACCAAGCCGCATAGTGCCGCTCCCTTACGCCAATGCGGGGAGACGGAACGGACGAAGCAGCGCTTCGATACCGGCCTCAACCTCGCTCGAAATGGTGCCGACGATCACACCTTCGCGGTTTTGATCCCAATGCCCAATCAGCAGCCGCATGGCGTGAAGCATGTCTTCCGGCACATCGTCCGCGCTGGCCCAGCCCGCAATCCATGTCACTTTCACCGCGCCGGGGCGGCGCGGGACCGAAGGCCAGGACACGTTCGCCGGGCGCCAGATTTCCGGACGCCGGGCCACCGCGTCCAGGATATAGTCGGCCGACGCCAGCGTCTGTTCCGCGCCGGCGTCGTCGAAATAGGTAATCGCCGTGACTTCGGTCGAAGCCCCGCCGTCCAGCTTCAGCGTTCCGCACGGAAAGCCCCGATAATGCGTCTCGCGCGTCTGCCGAAGGATCGGGTAGCCAAGCGCGTTTTCGACGTGGCGGTGAGCCGCCCCGATCAAGCGGTTGATCTGGGCGTCCTGATCGGTGTCCCCCGCGTCGATCCGAAGCTGAAGCTTCGCGTCTCCCAGCGCCAGCGGATGCCCGTCGGGCGGGGTGACGACGGTCGAACCTTGGCGCATCGGATTATTCCGGGATGGTCACGCCGGTCTGAACGATCCCGACTTGAAGGACCGAAGCCGAAGTGGCGATGCCGAGCAGCGTCACCGTCTGCGGGTTCGCCAGGTCGCCATGCGGGCAAATGCCGCCAGCGGTGTCGGACAGGTAATAGGTTGTCCCGGCAGTGAGTGTGGCGCCGATCGTCACCGGACCTTCAGTCAGCACCGCCAGCGGCTGCCCCGCGGCGGCGCCGTTCAGCGCGATACCATGGGGTTCGTCCGCAGCCGCGTCGTCGTTGTCCGCCAGCTTGTAGGTGCCGGCCGCGCTGTCCAGATAGACGACTTGGCCGGCGGTGATCGTCGCGCCGGCGGTCCCGCCTTTCACGGTCGCGCCGGAACCGGCAATCACGTTCGCGGCGGTAATGCTAAGATCGGCCATTGGAGGTTCCTTCGGATAGAGAGGGGATCACGCCGCGCGCTTCAGGCTTTCAGCGTAAGCCACGGCGTCCCGGTTCGTGTCGAACCACGGCGCTTCGACGCCGGCGGGGACTTCGATCACGTCGTCGATCTTGTGTTCGCCCATGGCGTAGATCACCCGCGCCTTCACAGTCTTCCCGAAGCCCGCCGGCTTCGGCGGGACGGGAGCGGCGGCGACAGGAGCGGGATCAGCCGGACCCGACGGTTCGACCGGCGACGGCGCGACGGGAGTGGACTTGCGCGCCATGATCAGGCCGCCGGCCGCGTCACGGGGTCGCCCAGAACAGCAAGCGCCGCAATGGGCGTGCCGCTGCCGTGCGTGCCGCTGAAGTCGGCGAGAAGCTTCAGGTGCTGGGCGTCGCCGACGTAGGAGAATTCATAGACCGCCGCCGCCGCGTGTTCCTCAACCAGCGAAAGGATGATCCCGCCGGTCCCCACCGTCGCGCCGGCCACGTCGTCGTCGGAAACGGCGGTGTAGTCCGTCCCGTTGTCGCTTTCGGTCAGCTTGAATTCGATCTTGTTCGAACCCGTGAACGTGATCCCGCCAATGCCGACGGCGATAAGAATGGTGCAGCTATTGAAGCCCGCCAGTGCAACCGCCGGGGGCGTGTTGTCGGCGGAGAGTGAGGCCGCGCCGATCAGGACTTGGGGCGATACGTCTTCGGCACGGTTCCGCATGGCGGGTTCCTTTCGTGCGAGGATGGGAGAAGGGGCGGGCGGCGGGACCAGCCGATCCCGCCGCCCGAGAGGTTAGGACGCGCTGTTCGCGTAGTGCTTCAGGCTGTTGCCCACGTCCGTGAACGCGCCGCCGTGACGCGACAGCATCAGGAAGCCGACCTGCCCCTTCTTCGCGAAGGCGCTGTCCGTGAAGCGGAACAGCGACAGGGCCAGCACGTCGCGGATGATGTAGGGCGAGAAGTCGCCGTAGAGGATCGACTTCGCGTTGGCCGCCATCTGCGCCATGTCCTGATTGATCACGAGCGGATCGCCCAGAAGCGTGTCCGGCGCGCCGACGTTCATCCCGGCCGCGTTGCCGGGAATGAAGATCGGACGATTGTCGTCGTCCTTGATCTTGCGGATGATCGCCAGCGACTTGTCGTGCAGCATGAACCGCGCGTTCCGGCGATAGGCTGGATCGACGGAGTGCTGAAGGTCGATCAGGTCGTTGTAGATCACCGTCGCCGTCTGCCCGGTGGTGCCGACCTTGCCTTGCCCCGACGCCGTGACAACGCCCTGGGGCTGGGAAGACCCGGTGCCCGTAGTGAAGTGCGTGTTCGTGATCCGACCGACGCGCGTCACCAGCCGCCCGCGAACGAACGCCTCGATGTCCACCTTGCTGTCCTGAAGCAGTTCGATCGGCACCGCGACCGTCTTCGACGAATACTTGTAAGTCGGAACCGACTTTACGCCGAAGGTGAGGTCCGCGTCCGCCGCTTCCGCGTTTTCCGCCAGCAGTTCGCCCGTTTCCGACGTGCCGTCGGAAGTGGGGAAGTCCAGCGGATTGCCGGCTTCCTGGACCAGGATCGTCGCACCCGACGCACGCACGCCGCCGAATTCCTTCAGCGCGTCCACGATCACCTGGGCAACGTCCGTCTGGACGGTATAGCCGCCCTCCGAACCCGTGCCCGTGGACATGGTGGCGCGGATAGCCTGCCATTCTTCGGCGGACAGCGCGTTGTCGCCACCGCGAAGCCACTTGGCGAACAGGCCCGCCGTCGGCGACTTATCGTCGCGTTCGAGCCGGTTGCCCGCTTCGATCAGGTGGCTGTCCAGTGCCGCCTTCGCGGCCCGTTCGTTCAGGTCCGTGACCCGCTTGATCTGGGCGTCGATCCGATCGATCTCGTCCAGCCCGGCATCATAGGAAGCCTGAAGGTCTTCGCCCCAGGCACCGGGGTTGTCGTCCAGCATGTCATGCAGCTCTTTTGCTTTCGCCGCGCGCTGCTCGCGCAGAGCCTGAAGGCCCATGGCAGTTTCCTTTCGGTTTGGAGGGCGACGGCGGAAATGCCGCCGATCTGCTACGCGCGGCGCGCGCTAGGCAGGGCGTGCGACCAGCCGAAGCGCACGCTTGCGGTGGTCGATCTTTTCGGGTTCCGGCGGGGGTGCCGGGGGCGTCGCGTCGGCGATTGCCGGCGCGCCGTCATAGGCAGACAAATCCCATTTCGGCGTCTTCGCCGAAGCCTTCGGCGCACTCGCCGCCAGTTCGTCGGCGAGGCC